GCTCTATCCAACTCAACCCTTGCTACTGCTCGGGTCATGTCCAAGTTTCCGGAGGTATAGTTCCCGGAGACCAAACACCAGTCTTGGCTCTAATCTGGGAAGCACTCTTAGCCTGTTTGGCTGCAACTGCTACAGGATCTGTTATAACCTGTTGTGCCTTACTAAATCCAAGTGCTGTCCACATATTGGCTAACACTTCTTTACTCCAAATAACCAAGGCGCTGTTCATAATATAATCCTTAAGTTTATCAAATATACTATTTGTTACACTTGACACAGCATTTTGGAATTCAGTAGTTGCTCTCATTATGCCACTATTACTAATTGCTTCTTGAACCATTTCTTGTATAGTGGGCAATGGAGCAGGTGGTATATCGTTTCGTTCGAGCGCTGCTAGAGTTTCCTGTTTTTGGAAAGCATTATTGGCTATTTGATCAGCAGCCGCTACACTTTGCACAGCAACCATATCACTCATTGTTGCTGCCTGTGCTTTCACTGCACCTGCTACATCTGTTATATTGGCTACAATGTTTGACTGACCTTCTTCTATCTTCATCAAACTATCACTAATATTAACCAGCATGTCTGCTTGATTGGCTATACTATTTCGTAGACTTCCTGGTTCTGCTAAAGCTGCAATGCCAATACTTTTTTCCAGTTGAGTATTTAGAGCAATCAGGTTGACATTAATTTTACCCAATGCAGCCAATAAACTTACATGATTTGCTTCTAAAGCAGCGGTTAAGCCAGTAATAGCGCCAGCTACAACATGATCAGCAGCCATTTATAATCCCCTTTATTATATTTACCTAAGGGCGATTCCAGTGGTTCCCTGCATGTATTGATCAGCAGCATCTTTCTTGCTCTGCATCATAGCCATGACATGTTGTTTTTTTAATGTGACAAGATCTTTGCCACCTAGAAACATCCAGGGCATCATGCCTAGTCCTTGTGGACCTAATGTGATAGTCAAGGGACTTTCTATTTTAACTTCATCTGTATTTTCGGAATCAAATCGTGCAATTATTTCATCACCGTTTATTAACTTAATGCTGACTACCTCGCCGTGAGCGATACCTTTATTGATTAACATTTTTTTCCTTTATTCTTCTTCTTTTGGTGGAAGTTCACAGAGAGCTTCCAAAGTTTTATAGTGTTCGTAGGCCTTACGTAGAGCTTCGAAATGTTCTAACTTCTCCGGATCGGGGGTTAAGATAGATAGTCTACGCTCGATAGTAGATAACATGTCACCTAGACTACGTCCTTTCCATTTAATGTCGCCTTCAATCTCCGCATCACCTTCAACTTTTATACCCGCTGGTCGGTAAGTGTTTGAAAATGTATAGTTAGGAGACTGCCACCCGTTGGTGTGAACGGTATAAGGACTACTCAACCCCGCAGAATTTGGTGACGTATTATTATACTGACTATTAATTGACGGTATAGCTGTGCTATAAAGTTGATTGGCTTGATTCATCGAAGAATAATCTATATTAATATCTTTTATAATATCTTCAATGTTTAAGGTACTTATTTGATATTCTTCTAGATCCGATGATGCGGAAATAATCAGTGTTTCTTCAGGCTTATCCATATAAGTGAACCTCCAACTCTTTATAACCACCTATTAACTTACCATCTAGTATAACCTGTGGTACGCTTCTAGCAGTGGGCACCTCTTCTTGCAGTTCTTCTTTTGACCAACCATCGCCTATTTTACGTTCTTCAAATTCTATCCCTCTTAATTTAAGTAGGCTTTTTGCCTTTTCACAATAGGGACATTCATACTTAGACCAAATAATAGCTTTCATCTTTGTCCTTTATAAATCTGGTAATTCTTCGTAGACAACCTTATCACTCATTACACCAATAACATAGTTCGTGCTTTCGTTTTCCTGTAGGGCTGTCTGTTTTTTGTTAATGTTGACATGTTTGTTAAACCATGGAATAGGATTAGTTTTAGGATGTTCTTCTAGATATTTAATGCCTATTTCTTTTAGCCTTGTAAAAGCGGTATAGTCTACAAAATCCTTAAGGATTTGACTATTCAATCCTATTACCACACCTTTACTAAACAGGTAATCTGCCCATGCTTTTTCTTCTTTGATAACATCAAGATACATTTGGTATACTTCTTGTTCACATTCTTCTTTAGCCTTGGCAAAGCGTTCGTCATCTTTGACAACCTGATTGATAATCCATGCCGTCCATTCTGCATGTAGTATTTCATCTTGCAGAATTAGAGCAATGATATTTCCATTGCCAATAAAGATTTTATTCTCTACCATGGCCAGACTTGTGGCAAAACTTACCATGAAGCGGAATGCTTCTAATGCGTAACTGGCATTAAGGGCTAACCAAATTGCTTTTATGTGATGGCTTTCTGCGACATCAGTGCCTGTTTCTTTATAGGAGTTCAGCATGTGAAGTTTGTCGTAGTACCTACCTACATTAGCAGCCATTTCTACAATTTCTTTTGTATCGTGTATTTTATTAAATTCTTCTTTGGGCACACTATAGATATTTCTAATAATATGACTATAGCTTTTACTATGAATATTGGTCTCAAACATCGACCATAAAAGCACTAGTGATTCTAATTCTGGAATTGAAACTACTGGGGTGAAGATTTGAACCGGGGCTCTTCCTTGGATGCTATCAAGTGCAGTTTGCCGTAGTAAGTTACTTGTAAATATATGTTTTACGGCACTACCAGACTCTTTGAAATCAATTTTGTCTTTGGTAAGACTGATTTCTTCCGGAACCCAAAAAAATCCACGTTGAAGTTCCTCAAATTTAGAAATTTTAGGATAACGATATTCTTCAAACCGCTGAACGGTTACTATTCCATCGAGGAACATTTTTCTATTTAAATAATTAGTAGATTTGCTCAAATCATAATTGTTTTTCATTTTCTTTACACCTATCGAAATGCCACCGGCTCATTGCTATTGAGCCACCTATTTTTTTGCAGTAGGGGCACATTGTTTTTGGCCTTGGCTTGTTTTTTAATGTATCTGCTATTTTGCTTTTGGTAATTTGGGTGTGCAATTTTGGTCCGTTTCCACCTCTTAACTTTTGACTTACGCTTATATTTTTCTTATGTGCAGGAGTCTTAGGTTTTCTCATTTTAGCTTTAGTGCTTTCACTTTTCGGACGGCCCTTTGTTGACAGGCTTTTGCCGAACACAGAAAATATTTTTTTACTATTATCAACATCAAAATAATGAACATTGAGACATTTAGGATCCTTGATATTTTCTTTAATTAGAGTTTGTTCAAGGGCAAAACATTCTTTCTCATCAAAACTGCAAAAGATTATAGAGACCAGGAAATCATCTTTACCATATATTTTTATTAAATTTTGGACTTTTTTTGATGACGTAAAGTATTTTATCCAAAGATCGTTTTCTGGTAAAATTTTCTTGCTTGAATTCTTGTACCTAGCTCCGTAATAAAATTGTTCAGAAGTAATATGTCTAATAAAGTAAACATAGAACGGCGTATCATGTAAATACATTTGCTGTAACTCCTCACAGTTGTAGAGCCGGTGGATGCTTCCAACATCGCGATCGGCATATGTATTTATCATATAATATTTCATATTAAAGGATCACAACTTGCAGGCGGCACAATCTTCCTCTGTGTCATAAATTATAGCATTATCTGCTGCATTAATATAGGCTGGTACAATCTGGGGCCCTACATTGGTGCTAGTTACACTGATTTTGGCACCCACTTTATTAATTAGGCTATAATAGATAGTTTTGATTCCCCACTTGTAGGCTAACATTAAATTCTTAGCGATAATAGTTCCGGGAATTTTACCTCCTTGAAAATACGCAGGATTGTAAAATGTATTAGTGCTAATACTTTGATCAATATAGGCTGCTAACACTGCCGCAGTCTTGAGATAGCCAACGCAATCACGTTGATCCCACATTAGTTCATAACGCTGCTTGAGTTTTCTATAGTCAGGAACTACCTGCACAAATGATCCTGCTTTAGATTCTTTAACGGAAATCAGTTCCATAGGCATTTCAATACCATTAGTTGAGTTTAAAACCACAGAACTAGACTCAACTGGAGCCACTGCCATTAATGTAGCATTACGAATCCCATACTGTTTCATTTTTTCACGCAGTGGTTCCCAATCTAATGTTGGAGTAAAATCAGTAAGTTCATTTACTCCGGCAGATCTGCGCTCCCAAGGAAATATGCCACGTCCATAATATGTGTATTGACTACGTTCACATGCGCCACGTTCTTGTGCTAGTTCCACACTCATCTCGGTTAGATAAAAAGCCTGATGCTCCATCCAGC